TAAAAGCATCATTAATATTAGTTTGACTATTTAATCCTACTACAGGTTTTATAAATCTCACTTCAGTATGTAAAATATCCATTTCATCTAAATTATTTTGAGAGTCTACGGGATATTCTATATCAAATACAATAGCATCATTAGTTTGTGTAACAACAAAAGTATTTAAAGGTAGGGGCCTACTTGCTTTTCCTACTAGTGTTATAGTTTTATAAACTGGAATACCTACTATTAAACCGTTTAAAGGTAAAATTCTTACTTCTAAAGAATAAGTATTTCCTGCTTTACCTAAATCAAGATTATTTATAGTAAAATTAATATTTCCATCTTCACCTGCTTCATTAGCGTCTACCATTATACTAGTATATTTAGTCATCCCACTAGGATGAGGGTCTGAACCAGCTACTTGAACTATTCTGTAGCTAATATCATAGTTTTTAACATTTCTGTTTACTATGTGAGGAAACTCGACTAGAATTCTAGACATAATACCTTTAGTACGATCTCTAAATAGAGTTTCTGTTAAAGTTACGTCATCTTCTGAAACTTGTCCTAAAGGAGGATAAGCTGTTGCAACTGTTTGTACTATAGGAACACTTGATCTATTAAATTCATTTACAGCAGCTACTTTAAAAATAAAAATACCTGCAACAGCGGGTGTTTGTATTTTATTGTCTGTAAGGGCGACAGAGATAAAGTTATTATAATTAAAAGGAACTATAGTGTAAGCTCCTACATTAGAAAGCTCATAGCCTTTATCATACTTAGCAGCGTCGTATGTTAAAGTTACAGAATTAGCTGAAGTATTTATGGCTGAAATATCAGCAATTAAATCTTCTGATATATTCATAATAATACTTTTACCTACTGAAGAGGCTATATTATCTGTAAGTTTAATTTTAAAAAAGTCAGAAGAGGTAAGTGCAGCATTATAGGTAGGAGAAGAAGCAAGATATGAAACTGAGTTTATAGTATTAAGCTGTTCATTGTCTTCAATGTATATTTCATCTTTAGCTTCAAACGAGGGAGGCTGATAATTTTCTACTGTAGTAATTATTTCAATATCGCTAGTAGATATATTATGTACAATGTAGTTATCGCCTGGAGACCATGAAAATTCTGTAATAGACTCTTCTATATAATTTCCATTTACATAACTACTTATTAGCCCTTTAGCAGGCGGGGTTACTCCTAAAGATAAGTTAGCTGTTCCAGATTCAGAAAGTACGTTATGTTTTCTAGCTTTAGTATTAAGAGTTCCAGAAGTATAAAAAGTATTGGAGCTAGAAATAGTAGGTTCTATTATTTGTTGTAGTTCTACATAGAAAGGAGCAGGTAAAAGTACGTTTTTTACAGTAGTAGCTACTTGCACACTTCCATAATCAATAGTTAACGTATTAGCTGTTAAATCAAACGAAGTCACATTAGTGCTAATTGAAACTAATGTAGAATCGTGTCCTACAGTGTCTGCTATTACTCCAGAAGTATTAGGGGCTGTTTTTACATTTAAATTATATTTTAAAAGATTATCAGGAGCCTGACCTCTAAGAGATATTAGTTGTGTATTATTTCTAGCCTCTAACAAATGACAGTCAAAGTTATCATCATACATTAAATGAAGATTAGAAACTTCATAAATAATACTACTATTACTAAGGTGAGTACTTACAACTAGTGGTTTAACTGTGCCTAAATAAGAAGTAGCTCCATTTTTACCAAAAAGAGCAGCAGAAGGCTGTCCTGAAAAAGGACTTACATTTGCAGTTAACATTGTTATATTAGTCATTATATAGCCCCTAGAACGTCTACAAAGTTAAAAGTAGGAATAAAAGCTTGCTGAATTTGTATTTGTGTAGCTTGGCTTTGTATATTAAATAAAAAATTTAAAATTGGATTGCCTGCTCCAGTATTAGTATATACCGGAGTAATAGAAAATATAGGAGGTGCAGGGCGAATTATAGGATTACTAATAGTTTTAATAGGAATAGGTTCAAAATTTATAAGACTTTCACTATCTATATAAACCTCAGGCACATATTCAGTAGCAGAAATATTAGTTTCCCCACTAGTAGGCATAGAGATGCTATCTACTCTAAATAGTTTTGCAGCATTAGTAGAATAGTAATTAGAAGGATCTATTTCTCCTAACGCCCATAAATCTTTTTCTTTTGGAACATTATAAGCATCAAATCCTGTAATTCCTACAAAAGTATTAACAGAAGGATCCCATTTTTGTGTAGCAGTTACCTCTACATAGTCGTACCCAGACAGCTGTCCTTGTACGTTACCTGTAGTGGCATAGGATACATCACCGACAGAATTACTTAGTATATATAATTCTGATTTTCCTGTATTATGGCTATAGTGTCGTAAAGCTAAAGGCAAACTATTAGCTTCGAATACTGCATTTCCTATAGGCGGATATGAGATATGTTGAAGTTTTAATCTTAAATGATTAGTAACAGAGTCTTCTTGAATTAAACCATTGTATCCATAAATAGTACCTACTGTTTGAGTAGATAGAGCTACTATAGTTCCCGGAGATAAATCTGTTGTAGAAACAAAGGTAGAAAACTCTACACGTCTTTTCACATATTTTCTAGAAGCTAAGATGTATTGAGCAAATCTAATGGCCTCACTTCTTCTCGTACAGCCCATTAAATCTAAACTAACAGTACGTTCTTCTAAAGTTTCTGAGTCTGAATCATATATTTTTATAATATCTCTATCATAGTTATTGGCCCCGTCATAAAAAGAAACTTCTACAGAAGTAACATAATCGTCTAGTCGATTACCTGAATAATTAACTTTTGTTAAGTTTACTTCATTAAACATTTGTTCTGGTAGAGAAAAAGGAACATCTAATACTATACCAACCTTATCATTGCTAATATTTAAATATCCTTTAGCAGATGCTAATATTTTGTTTATAAGATCATGAATCTCTATAGAATCAGTAACACTTATATCACATATAACTCTTCTTTCTTTTATTACAGAAGACGAACTAAGACCTATTTGATTCTCTAGAATAGAAGTAAATTGCCCTCTAGGTTTATGCCTAATGCTTCCGTCTGCATACGTTTCAATTCCTATAAATTGACCCGTTTCAGGATCTACTGCATCAAATATTTGTGCTGCTTTGTAAAAGTTATACTTATCAATAAATCTTTCAGAAATTCCATAACCATAACTTGTATTAGTAAGCAAATCATAAACTATCCAGGCAGGGTTTTGAGTCCAATCATATTTAAACGTTCCATCCCATATTCCTTTATAAATTTCAGGATTAGCTCCAAACTGAATTGTTCCTGGATTAGATTGAAGCTCATAGCCTGTACTAGTAATATCATCTACTTCTACCTCTCTCCAATCAACTTCTCCATTAGCTAAAATAGGCTGACTATAATTAGAAGGCACTTTTACTATAAGACCTTTTATCAAACTGGTGTAATTGAGTACTGTTCCAGACCTAAGACCTGTTGCTTTTAGTGCGTAGCCAATACTAGCAGTTCTTGGATAACTAAAAGGTTGATGAGAAACTTCATTAAATCCTAAAAAAGAAACTTCAGAGCTTATTTCAGAATCTAAAGTATCGTCAGAACCTTTAAGAACTGATACTCTATAACCATTAGGACTTTGATTTTCAGTGGGTATACTAACAGGTATTTCAAGTTTAGTGTTAAAAGTAATAGTCTCACTAAAAGAATGTTGTACTAAAGCAATATAATTATCTAAATTACTAGTTTCATTTCTGTCGTGCACTATTACTCGTAAATCAAGTCTTTGATTCTCTGGTCCTGTAGTAGCGTTATTATCTCCTGCTTTTCTGTATAGCTCTTCAATATCAAATCTAAAAACTAGAGTATCTATAGGCACGTCTTCTACTGTTGCAGAAGTAGGAAAAAATAACACATTTGCTTCTGGAACACCTGTAACAACACCATTTATCTGTCCAGATTTTAATACTACGGGAGAGGCGAATCTTATATTATTAACAATTTCATCATTAAAAGGAGTTAAAACTTGTTGTTTTACACTTCCTGTAGTGCTTTTATATTGAAAAACATAAGGATCAGGCTCATTATCAGAAGTTATAAGATCATCAATAAATTTACCATCTATTTTTATATCTTGAACTCCGTTAGGATTTATCCTATATATAGGTCCTTCTCCAATAGCTACGTGACTAAACTGAATATCGGTATTTAGTTTAGTTAAGTCTTTTTCGAAAGTTTGATCTTGACCTACAGATAAGGTTAGAGTAGTAACAGCCATTAAGGTATAACATCCTTTACTCTAAATACATCTGGATCACATCTATAACTTTTAGTATAGTTATTTATTAAAGTACCTGCTACTCTAACCATACCATAATGAAGGCCTATAGGTAAATTAGCATTAGTATTTATTTGAAGTTCTCCAAAAGTATCATTATTTTTTCTAGTTCCTGCAGCATATACTTGCTCCGCCCTACCGAACAAAGAAGAATCTAAAATTCTTTTATCTAATCCTTCAAAATCAGAGGAATCTGTACTAGCAGTAGATAAACCAAATAAAGGATACATATAGCTAGATTTTATATCTTCATACAAATTAGAAAAGTTATAAGACTCAGAAGCTCCAAAAAATACAGGAGTTAAAGAAATTTTAGAGTTTTCTTTTACTGATAGCTTAAATTTAGTTACATCGATAACTTTAGAATCGTTAATAAACACAACATCTTGAAACTTAGTACTAGCATTTTTTAAGGTATTTAAAAGTTTTTCAAATTTAGGAAACATATTTTTAAGAGCTGAGTAAATATCAAAATAATCTATAGCGTCTAAAGATATTTCAGACCTATCATCAAAAAAAGACCTAAGAGGTTTATTAATATGTACAGTGACTTTCATTGAATTTTTCATACCTTTTTATGTTTTTTTCTGTGTCAAACCAGTAGATATAAAAATCTTTATTATTAAATAATATAAATTTTATATCAGTATAAATAGTTAACGATAAATCTAACTCAGAAGGGGTTTTAAACTTTTCGTCTGTGTGAGAATGAAAAATACCCCAAATGTTATCATCATTTTCATTTATTATAATAGGATCAATAATAAAACTGTGTCTTGGATTATTACTTATATTTTTACTAGGAATAAACTTAAAATCTAAAGTTATAATTCCACAAGACTCTAAAGGGTACTCGGATTGAGCATATTTTCCCATAGAAACTAGTAGAGAATTAAAGTCGGTTTCTAACACCTGGAAACCCTCCCCAGTTTACTAAGTTGTTTCTTAATCTACAAGCGGCTACGCTTTTAGAACATTTATCTGCATTTCCGTCACTAGTTGAAGCATTATTAACAGTAAACATTCCATTTGCAGTTTTAGGAGGAACTGAACCTTCTATTACTCCTACTCCTAATGCAGGATATTTACATTCTGGCCCTTTATATAACCAAGGACAAGTATTTCTATAAAATTTTCGTCTAGGCACTTCTTTTAGTAAGTTGGTAGTTCTATTACCTAAATTAAAACTTACAGAAGAATCATTGTAAGAGTTTAGTTTGTTAATAGTAAAAACTCGTTCTACATAAGCATCAGGATCATATCTTTCATTATGGATTAAAAGTTTGTGTCCAACATTAAAAGGCAAAATAGGAGCTTGGTTTAATTCTATAAAATTATTACCATGAACAGCAACAATAGTTGCTGTAGAACTATTTACATTGCTATTTACTGTATCTCCTACTCTATAAGGAGCTGTAGATTCAAGTTTTAAAAAATTTCCATTATAGTATTGAATTATTGAATATTCTGGCCAAAATTCTAAAGAAGAAGCATAAAAACTTCGTACCTCTACTACTGCTCCTAATAAATCTCTACTATCAGGTTTTAGAGATACCCATTCTTCTCCTAAAGCAGTAGTAGTTAAGTAATCATAAGGTTGAGTCTCTCCTCTAGTTTCTGCTACAGCCGAGTCATATTCTGATGAAGAAGGAACAGTACGAGGATCAATATTACCTCTAAAAGATCCATTAACAGAGGCAGATATTGCAGAAGTATTATTATATCCTACTAAATTAGGATCTTCTACTATTGTAGGTAAAAATAAATCTATAGCACTTATTTCTAAATCTAATTCTCCTACAGAACCATCTGAACTAATAGAAATTCCAGGGTAGTTTATAGGAAAGGCTACATAGTTATTACTTTGATGTGTAATACTATAGTCTTCTATTGAAAAATCTTCTCCTATTATTTCTGCGTATCTAAGAGGAAACTTGTAAGGCCACGGAGTTCCTATTGGGTTGCTCAAAGAGTTTTTAGGATTTCCATTTTCATCAGGAGGATACCACTCTCCAGGATAGTATATAGAGTACAGTCTGACCACAGGCTCTTCTTCAAAAGCGTTTCTATGAACTAAGTAATTAGAAGGAAAAACATTATTTATAGTACTAGAGGCTGCTTGTATCTGACTAGCACTAGTATCAGCCCCTATAAAGGATAAATCATCTTTATCACCTGTTCTTACTTTTATTTCTAAAAGACTAATATCTTGAGTAGGAAAAGTAACAGTATTTGCAATAGCTCGATCGTTAGCCGCAGGAAAAGTTATAATATCTACGTCTTTAAAATCAATGCCCCCTTCGTTCAAAGTTGTACTAGGCCATACATACTTACTTGAGTCTACATAAACATTATCAACATATACTTGAATTTCAGCTTTATGATTAGGAGTAGAGGGTAGAGCAAAAACACTATCATTACCAGTTACAGAGTAGCTAACAGAAGTATTAACAACAGAGTTAACTGTAGAATAAGCTACTAAACTTTCATTATGTACAAAATAGTGTCTAGCGTTTGCTACTTTTACTTTTAAATTTGCGCCATCTATGCCTACAATTTCTCCAAAAGACAAAGACGTAGATCCTATAACAGAATTTCCTACATAAAAGGCATTAGAATTTGTAACTTGTAGTATAAAATCATAAGCACGAGAAGACATTACGCTACCTCTATGAGCACTAGAGTTATATTATAAATATCAGTATTATCTCCAGAAATTACATGATTTATATTTAAATTTTCAGAAAATTTAACATTTGCTGTTCCTGAAAGACCAAAATGTGCCAAGTCTAACTTAAACGTTTCAAAATCTCCTCCTCTATCTAAATAAAATGCTTCTATATTATCTTTTCTAGTTTTACTGATATTTGTATAGCTAAAAGAAAAAGTTCTAAGTACTTTTCTAGATAATCTTTTTCTTTTCTCGTAGCCTAAAATAGAACTAAAAGTAACATTTTTAGGGGCTCTAGTAATACTATAGCCCCTGTCTGGTTTTCTATCTATCATTGATGCGTCGTCTGGATATGTATATGTTGTCATATTACTCTACTTTATTTTTTTAATGCTCTTTTTAATAGGTCCGTTAGTTCTTAAATCTTTAAGAACTACATCTACTACTATTTTGCCATCAATCATACTAACTTTTGGCTCTGTTTCAACATCTACTGGAGAACCATTATTAGTAATATTTACTTCAACATTAGTATCTCCTTGTGGAAGTTGCCCTGTATTATTTATATAGTCTAAAGTATTTACCCCCACATTGTCAACAGCTGAATTTCTAACAATATACTCTCCGTCAGAAAGCATTGCCATGATAGAATCGCTTAGACCTGTTCCAGGACCTGAAATCAATCCTCCTGCTGCATAACCAGAAATACCAAATTGTTTTGCAAGAGCTCTGCCTTCTGCAGTAATATTAGACGTACCTACTCCCCAAGTATTCCAAATACGAGAAGCTAAAGTGCTCCAATCATTTTTTCCGTAATTACCTTCTAAACTTGCAGGGTTACCCAAACCAGAAGCATTAACAGTACTGTTCCAATCATTCCAATCGTAGCCAAACTCAGAATAATTGTTTTGATTACTACCCCATGCCCCCCAAGGATGATCTCCTATTCTAATCCAGTTCTTATGTTCATAATTTAGTCCTTTGCCTTTTGCATAGCTTGCACCTCTAATAAGAGCAGATATTGCGTAGCCTATAGTCTCGTTTGCATTATAACCATATAGGAAACTAGACGCATTATTACTATACAACCATTGAGGCCATCCATCTGAGTTTTTACCCGACCATAAATCAAGATAATTATCTTTAGAGTTTTCTAAAGTAGTCACGGATGTTGTATCTGGGGTTGGAGGTCTATCATCAAAGAAAAACTCTTTAAGGCCTGTTAAAGGGTTTTTAGAACCTGCTCCTCCCATAGATTTTAATAGACTAGCTTCTAGAGAGTTAATATGCGCTAACTGTGTATCTCCTTTTCTACCTAATGAGGCTATAGATCCTGTAGCGTTAAGAGTATCTAACACATCTCTTCCTAAGTTTTTAGCAGATTCAGCTTTAATTACATACTCTCCATTTGACAGTCTAGCAGGAATTGAATCACTAGTAGAAGTACCAGGACCTGTAACAGGACCCCCTGTTGCCAAAGTTACTGCTTCAGCGCCGCTATATTTATAACGTGTTCTGTTTGTTGCTGTATTTGTTATAACACTATCTAAGTTGTCAGAAAGATGATCTAAGTTATCAGAAAGATGATCTAAGTTATCAGAAAGATGATCTAAGTTATCAGAAAGATGAGAAATCTTGTTGTCGAAAGCAGCAGACATAACAGAAGTATCCTCGTCCATAGTTTTTAAGAATGCACTGTTAGTAGCTATAGTTTCTAAGTATACTACCATATTATTTAAATCTGTGTGCATAAATTCTAATTCAGCTTTTATAGATTTTAAATACTCATCATTAGCATATTTTACTTCATCATATATACCAGGAAGGTATAAAGCATAACCATTCAAAGTTTTAAATTCTGCTAAACTATCAGTAATAAGAGTATTAATAGCATCTAAATTATCGGAAAGATGATCTGAGTTGTCAGAAAGATGATCTAACTGAGTTTCTACATTATCTGTGTGTGATTCAATTTTTGTAAGCTTGTCAACATTTACAGAAGTATTTGTTTTAATATTTGCAGTATTAGCTTTAATATCTGCTAAATCTCCTAAAGAGGTAATTATATCTTTTATATAAGCAGTATTTTTTAATTCAGCTTCATAAAAACCTTTTGCCGCAGCTTCCATATTTGTTAATTTTTCACTAGATACTTTAGTGTAACCAGCTATATTTTGAAGGTGATCTTGAGCATTTTTAAGAAAATCATCTTGCTTGACTATAGCATTTACAACACTTGTCATTTCTGTTTCAAAAGTACCACCTACATCTATCTGTACAGCGCTTACATCATATAAATCTCCTGCTGAAATTTGTGATTTCTCAACACTCCAGAAATTAGCTCCTTTTATAGCACTTTGAGTAGGGTTAAAGAAAGAAGCTCCGGTCTTACTGGTAGGATCACCAAGCGTATAAAAATCTGACCCTGATTTGTCTACTGCCTCTATTTTAAAAGCTTTACTTGCATCGACTGTATATTGTGAGCTGCCTAAACTTAAATGATTTCCTGCGTGGAAAAATAGTTTTCCATCTATCTTAAGAACGTCTGCTGCTTTAGCTATATATCTATTTTCATCTAAATGATCTAAATCAATTAAGTCTGATCCTTCGACTTTAACATTATCAACTGTAAAAAAGTCAGTAGCCTCTTTTGTTACTTTATTTAGTATATAAAGATTATTGGCATCTATACTTTGAGGCACAGAAGCAAGCTTGAACAGGCTACTGCCATCTACATCCATCTTTTTTATTGTATACAGAGCATCTGCAGAAACAGGTTCTGGAGCTATTAAGGCGAATAGCTCCTCTCCTTTTATTTTATCTTCTGGATCTATTGTAAACCAAGTATCCCATTTCATACTTTCTTTGTCGCTAACGGCAGGAAGCTTAAAGAAAGTTTTGTAATCAATATCAGTTAAGTCTACACTAAACATATCTTCATATGTTAATCTCATTGTATCTAGAGTAAATTTATCACCATCAAAGTTTTCAAAAATATGCCCTGTTTCAAGTACTGCTTTATTTGCTAAGCCTTCTTTTAGTTTATCTACATCTATAACTTGTGCTACGCTAACTATAGCTTTAGTCCAGTCAAACTCTCCACTAGCAAAATTACTAAAAATATCTCCTAATTCCATAGCCATTTTTTCTGTAGGCATTTGGAAAACATCACTAGCTTTAGGTTTGATTTTAGAAGTAGTATCAATTGTAATTAATTCCGAAGCATATACATCATCAGGAGTTATATCTATTAATTCAAGACCCATAACAGTGTCTTTGCTAATGGTAAATAGTTCTAAAGCACTTTTAGTTGCTTTAGTTATCTCAATAAACTCATCTATACTTTTAGATACAAGCTTAAAGAAAGTTGTATAATCAACCTCTTTAGCTTTTGTAAGGAAGAAATAGTCTGCATCCGTTTCTATTATATCTAGTTGATAAAAATCTTCTGCGTCTTTAGTAACTTTACTGATAGTTATTAACTTATCAGACTCTACAGTAACTGGATCAATATGATCTGTAAGAGTTATTTTATCTTCAGGGTCAAAGAAGTCAGAGTACTTAACTGCTACTTTACCTATAGTAAACCAGTCCTGATAATCTGTATCTAATTTAGTAGCTACGTTATACCACATTTGTGCTGTATGATCACTTTTAGTAGGTAAATTATACCATGTATCAATAGAATGATCAGTCTTATCGGGGGAATTAAAGAAAGTTTGATAATTAGCACTGGTTTTAGTTATATTGATCCAATCAAAAAATCCAGTTTCTTCATCGACAATAGTAAGCCAATCACTAAATTTAGTATCTATTGTTGTATACTCATTAAACCATTCATCAAATTGAGTATCTATTTTTGTATAATCATTAAACCATTCATCAAATTGAGTATCTATAGCAGAAATATTAAATAGATAAGGACCGCCTCCTACATCTAACGAAGTAACAGATACAGGAACTATATCAAAGAAGAAAGAATAATCAACTTCAATAGGCTCTACTAAATAGAAATGATCAATACTTACTACTTTAGGCGTTACAATATAAAAATAATCTGCAGGTTTTGTTATAGGCTCTCCAACTTGGAATAGCTGACCTGCCGTGCCTAGAATATCTAATCCAGAAGTAACAATAGGAGTTACATTAGGAGTAAGACTTGTGCCCCCTCCTGTAGTAGCTCCTCCTCCTGTAGTTGTAGAGGCATTTCCTCCAGTAAAGTTAGATACTATGGCTGCATAAGTAGGTAAGACTCCTCCTTGGAAAAGGAGTGTGTCTTCTAATACGGTTCTAATTTGCTCTAAGAGTTGGTTTGTATAGAATAAGTAACCAGGACTAGAAACACCTAGTCCTTTAGATAAAATGTCTTGTAAAATTGCATTTTGAGCAGTTATTAATGGATTATTAGCTTGTAGAACTCCAGAAGGCTGAGAACCTCCTCCCGTTACTGTACCTACTATGCTTGTTGTAGAACCACTAGTTGCTTGATTGCTTATAGTTAAAGGGTTTTGAAGTAATGCGATTGCATCAACTATAAAAGCTTCAAAAGTTTTATCTATATCTGCTATATTATTATTACCCATAACACCTAGTAAGCCAGTTAAAGTAGCTTCTAAGTCTGTGAGTTCTGTATTTAATTTATTAAATTCATCTATAGGTAAAACAGGAGTTACTGCCGAGATAGAGCCATAGAGATTTTCATAAGCTACTTTTGCGTTTATTATATTTTCAAAATTAGTTAGTACTCCTGCTAGTTCTGACAATTGAGAAGGAGTATTATCTGAAACCTCTATAGTTACTTGATCTGTAGGATTATTAATAATATCCAACACATCTATTATCTCTTGTACTCCTGTAGCATTAACATCTGCTATTGCTGTTTGAATATCTGCAAATGCTTGATTTGCTTTAGTCATTTCATCTATAAATTTAGTTACACTTAAACTAGTATCATCTATAGCTGTAACCGAATCAACTAATCCAGGAGTAAAATTATTAGTTAGTGCGCTATTAAAATCATCAAAAAGCACATTAGCTTCATTAAATGCATCTCTGGCAGTCAAAGCTCTAGACACTAAATCTTGAGCTACTTCTGTAATAGTTAAATCTATGTCTTTAAGACCTGCATCTAGATTATTAAAATTAAGTTCTTCTTGAATTTTTAATAAGTCTAAAGTAGCTTTCTGTAAATCTGCAGGGTCTTTAACTTCTGTTCTTCCTGATCCCTCTATTTGGTTATTAATATCATCTATTTCAGAAAGTTTTCTACTAATTTTTACAAACTTATCAGCAGAGTCGGGTAACGCTTCTAATGCTGTTAATTCTGCTAAACTGTTAGCTAAATTATCTTGAAGGGAAGATAAAGGCTGTACTGTATCTATATCTCCTAAAGCCACTAAGCCTTCTGTTACGTCTATTTGAAGTTGTTTTAAATACTGATCTAAACCAGAATAACCTTTGTATTGAGGATCTAATTCATTTACAATATCATCAATTCTAGATATATGTCCGTCAAGGTATCCTCCAGCATCTACAAACGCTTGTTGTGCAGAGAATAAAGTATTATAAAGTGTTTCTTCTGCGTCTGTTTGCTGTGCTACAGCGTCTTGATACATACTTTTTACATCAGCCACAGAGCCTTTATATGTATCTACAAGAGATTTAAGTAGATCTTCTAACTCAACAGCAATAGATTTGAAAGAATCATTTAAAGAATTTTTAAAACTATCCATTTCGTTTTGAGCATCTGAAAATGCTGATCTTAGATTACTAAATAAATCTAAGAAATCAGTAAAAGACGACTGTAAAAATGAAAATCCTTGAGCATACTGCTCCATATTTATATCTTCTGAGTTTACTAATTGATAATTAAGTTCACCTATGGCGGTAGAAAGATCTGCAATACCTGCTTGTCCAGACTTTGCTTTTACTCCAAAATCTGATAAAGTATCTACAAAATTTCCGGAAAGAAGACTAATATCTTCAAATCCTATATTTTGAAAATCACTAACTACAGAAGCACTAAGAGTTTTAGCAACTTCTCCAGAACCAGAAACTAAAGCATTATAAAAACCTACGAGACTTTGTTCAAAGTCTCCAAAAGACTTAGATACTACAACAATTTGTCTAGCTGCTAATTCTACTTGAGCGTATCCTTGAACAGTTGCATCTACTATAGCATCAGTGGTATTTTTAATAACTTTAAGCTGTTCTTCGCTAGCCTCTTTAACTAAATCTTTTCTTTCTTGTTCAAATACTGTAAACACTCTTTTATAGGCTTCAGCACCTTCTATAGCATCTATAAATCCGTCCTCTACTGCATCATCTATAGTAACCATACCATCTTCAAAAGCATAAACTATTTGCCTAGTAGCAGCAATTATGCCTGAAGGATCTAAAGCTGTGTCTTGTAAATCTAAAAAGAAAGATTGATATTCTTTCATTTGAGCAATAGCAGTATCAAAATCAGAAGTAAGATCGTCTAATACAGAACCATAAGATGTTCCTGTAATAGCTCCTTGAGACAATGCAATATTCATTTCACTTATAGCTGCTTGTAGATCACTAGCAGTAACTGCAGAAGTTTCAACATTGTAATAAAAAGACTCTAAGCTATCAGAAAGACTAGACACACTTTCATCACTAAAATTAATACTGGCACTAGCCATAACTTGTTTTGCAGTATTTTCAGCAAGCATCATATTTAAAGCTTCTGTAGCAGTAGTAGCTGTAGTTAGTCCTGCAGCCATATCAAAAGTTGCAAGAGCAACATTAGTCGCTCCTTTTTGCATCTCGCCTAATACAATATTAAGAGAGGCAATCGCCTGGGACGCTGCTCCTGAATCTTGTTGTATTTGTATGTATTGTTCAAACAATTCATTATTACTTTGTGCTACAATTTCTCTAGCTTCATAGGTTTCTAAAGTCAAGGTTACGTCTTGGCTAAACTTTTTAAACGCTTCTTGTAGTTCTGGAGATAAAGCAATAGTAGCTCCTGCCCCTCCAAACTGTTCTAATTTGTCAGGAGCGATTACCCCTGTAACAGGAGCAACATTAGGATCAGTACCGCTTACTAGTTTTTGAACTCTTCCTTCGTTGATACCCGCTAGCACTCCTAGTCCTACGTTATCTACTGCTTCTTTATTAACTACAAATTCACCAGGCATTAGTAGTGCGGGCACTGAATCTTTATTTTGTTGTTCGGGAGTACCGGGTACGAATCCTCCAGTAGCAAAAGTTAGCCCTCTACGAACGTTTCTAGAGCCTCTTTGTGCTTGAGTAAGTTGTTTAGCTCCGTCAAATATATTATTCATAACGCGTCTAGTTAATTCAGCATCTGCTGCAGCCTTCATAGCTGCGTTACTAAATTCTTGGCCAGCACTTGATAATTCACTTAAAGCTCTAAGTTCTACATCAGTAGCCTCTCTAATTATCTTATCTCTTTGAATAGCTAAAGCTAACTCTGCTTCTTTGATAAAGTCATATCCATTACCTAATTCTTCTTGAATAAAAGCTGCATCTCTTACTATTGCATGTTGATACTTTAAAACGTTTTCTAAAGAGTCTATCACATCCGTTTCTAATGCTCCTCCAAATCTAGTAGCATCATTTATAGCTTCTCCAAAATCAGTAGCTAATTGTTTTATTTTTAATATAGTTCCTTCTTCTATGATACGTGCTGCTTCTTCAGCCTCAATCCCAGAAGCTATTAAAGAGTCGGCAAAGGCTTCTGTTTCTGCTCTAGCAGATATAAAGGCCATCTCCATATTAGAAAGCATAAAAGCTTGTTCATCTAAAAGTCTTACTGTTCCGTCTTGTGCTATATTCAGACCTGCGTAAGAAAGAACTAAGTTTTGAGTAGCGTCTCTAGCTCTGTCTACTTGAGTAGAAGTTTCTCCAAATACCTTTGATGCTTCTTCGATAAGATCAAAAGCTTCTTGAAGGGCGCCTTCTGCCACAGCCTTACTAGAGGCTACTACTCTATCATATAAAGTCTCTGCATAATCTACAGCACTATCAAAATTTCCTACTACTACTTCAAGTTGGGTAATTAAATCATCAAAACCTCTAGCAAAATTTAACTTCTTTAAATTCTCTTCTACTGCCTCATTAAAGTTAATATTAGCTATGGCATCTTTAATGTCCTGACTTAAAGAGTCAGGATCGAATCCTTTTATTAAAGCTTTAAATACGTCTTTTCCAAATTTTTCTGCGTCTGTACCTATTTGAATAACTTGGGAAGCTGCACCTCCTCCTGAAATACGTAAGTCTTTTTGTTTTACATCTCCACCTCTTTCTACAAAACTAGCCTTAGCACTCGTAAAACGAGTATCTTGACCTACAACAGCTTCTAATGCATTATTAAGTTTGAATACGGCGTCGCTAACTTGGATAAAATTGCTACCATACTTACCTCTTGTAGTAGTATCTCCAGTAGCTAAATCAGTGGTAGAGCTGCTCCATGTTCTGCCTGCAAATTGTTTTCCAATCCAATTTATAGCTCGATTAATGCCCTTTTCTAGTGCTCCTCCGGTAAAAAAGTCTATCGCCGTACTCACAAGAGCTCCTATAGGAGAAGTAAAGCTTATTATAGTCTTTAATCCGTCTTTTAAAAAGCCTGATACAACAGGGGTCAAAGACTTAGCAAAAGAAGCACCAGCTAAATCTAAAATTCCTACATCATCCCTTTGTGCTAAATTATCAGCTATAGCAATTTCAGCACCAGGACTAATAGCACCAAATCTTTCAAACCCTTTCAATGTGCGAATAGAAGAAGAAATAATTTTTCCAGTATCCTCTATTACTCCTTGTAAGGCGGTTCCATTTTCCGTAGAGGTAGTCGCCTTAAAGCCGCTGATAAGAATTCCGCCAAGACCTTTTATAGCGTCTACTACAGGATTAGCCACCATTCCCACAGGATTTTGCATAGCTCCCATTAAATTGCCCATCGAGGAAAAAGCGTTTGCGAGACCGGTAGTAAGACTTGTTATGGCAGACATAGAGTTTCCTAGTTTACCTAATTTAATCATATGTTCTGAGATTTTGTAGGCTATAGAATCTTCTGCATCCGCTAAATCTGCTAATGCTTGTTCGTGATTATTAATAGCAATAGTAGTTTCTAAACTAGCAATGGCTAAATCAGCTTCAGCTACGGCTCTAGCAACAGAGGCTTCTTTTAAAGAATCTGCTTTTTCATCTAAAGTAGTAAAACTCTTAGCAAACTCTTCTTGCGTTCTAATGTAAGAAGAAGCATCTAATTGTCTAACAGAGTCTATTAAGTCTCTTTCTAAATCTCTACGACGCTCTAATACTTCTACGGTAGCTTCTAATGCTGATCTTTCTTGATCTCTTAAATTTTTTAGTCTTTCTAACGCTTGAGATTCTTTAGCTTTTGCTCGTTCTAATTGCTCCTCTGCGGTTTCTATTTCTTTTTTAATTTTGCCCGTAGTCATCTCTTGTATTAACATACCCGAAGCAGCAATAGTTTGAAAGGATTTTTGAATAAGCTCTTGTTGTTGTCTAAAACGCTCCATGTTAGCAGCTTTTTTTGCGTTTTCGTTTTGTATTTTTGTAAGTTCAGCTTGTTGATCTAGATTTTTAAGTTGTAAATCATTTAATTCACTTTGTGCTGCAAATTTTTGTACCATTCCTGATCTTTCAGCAGCTAGAATATCTTTTTCAAACTTAAACTGTTTACCTAGAAGTGAAATTTCTTCTTTCTTATTTTTAATAGCAGTCTCTGCAGCTTGGGCCTCTATTGCCGCTACTGCAACCGCTGCGTTGTGATCTTGAGTTAGGGTATCTGTCTCTAATGCTTGGATAAGATCTAAAGTGCTACCTTGAGCACTACTTTGAGCATGTTCATCTACATAATACGTAGTAAGATTGTTTGCAGCAGTTGCAGAATTGTCTAATGATTTTGTTAAATTGTTGACCGCTGATTGAAGTCCTGGATCAACTTTACCTTCTCCATATCCAACCGTCGGTGCTACTACTCCTGCTGCTCCTGCTGCTTTTGCTGCATTATATGCCGCAAGCCCCTCAGGAGTCAGCTCTGATTCGTTTGCACCACCACCGCTGGGACCTGCGCCTCCAGCTGTTATTGCTACTCCATTCTTCAAAACTTCTGCTAAACCAACTATATGACTATTAAAAGATTTGCTCAGACCCTCTACATGGTCCATCATAGCTTCTTTCATGGCTTGTACGTCTTTAAATCTTTCTCGCTGCTCCTGCTGAGTCATTTCTAAATTTTCTCTTGCAGCATGTTGTTGAGCAGACAGTAATTCTTGTTCTTTAGCAGACAGAGCTTTCTCTTGTTCTAATATACTAAGCTCTCCACGGGCTTGGAAAAGAGCTATTTCTTTTCTTGCTTTTAGATCTGCCTCTCTTGCGCTCATTTCTGCTTCTGCAAGAGCTACTTCTGCGGCAAATATTTGTTCTTGAAAATCTATTTTTTGTCTGTCAAGATCATAAAGAGCATCTACATTTTTAGCATTATTTTCAGCAATTAATTTATCCTGATCTCCTACTTTAACATCTAAAGCAATATCGCCTAGATCAGCTATCATATTTAATATATCAATAGTTTTTTCATCAAAAATAGTAAGTTCTTCATCTAAAGCATCTCTTGCAAGAGATATTATATCTTTTTGAAATCTGAGTTCTTGTTTTACTCCCTCTACTCTAGCATTTGCTATGCTAGTTTCTAGATTTAAGGACTCTTTACGAGCATCAAATACTCCTTGTTCTATCTCTAATACTTCTTTAGTAGTTCTAAGTCTTGTTATATCTGCTTTAAGTTGTAGCTGCCTGTTATTAGCTTTCATACCCATTAGCTTTAATTCTTGTTGCATTTCAGCTCTGTCTGCAGCTAGTTGAGCTTTAGCAATAGCTATTTCTGCTTGTAGTCGAGCTTGAGTATTTTCTTGAATAGCTTTTTTAAGTAGCTTATTAAGTTCTTTTTCTTGATCTCTAATAGCCTGTACTTGCTGGTATAAAATACCTAAAATTGCTTTTTCAATAAATTCTCTATTTTTTACAAGCTCAGTAAGAGTTTTTTGTTCTAATCCTAACTCTTTCATAGAGGCTAATGCTTGCTCAGTAGGAGCAAATATATTAGTTTCTTCATCAAAAGTTCCAAGACCTTCAGCAGCAAGATTTCTAAATTTATTTTGTAAACTATTTAACTCATTCAACTGACCTTTTAACACATTTATTTGATTAATGGTTCTTTGCATAGGAGTAGCTGCTACTTCTATTCCATTAGCCGTTTCTACAAAAAATCCTTTTAAATCAGCATTTATCATCTGATCTGCGGCGCTTTTAAACTCTTTTTGAATATTATTCAAATGTGCTAAAGTTTTTGCCGCTTCATCATATCCAGCACTTAAACTTTCTACAGCTGTTTTCTGCTGATTAAGCAGAGCAGTAGATTGGCTCAACACTGTTTGTAATTCATTTCTATCTTGTATTGTTCGACTAAGAGTATCTCGTAAGCCCTCATTACCAGGGTCTGAGGTTAACTGTGTGAAAAGTTCGTCAATTACCTTACCATAATTTTCTAGAGATGTTGTGCCTGATTCTATAAAATTTTGTAAATTGCTTTGTGCAGTTTTTAAAGACTCTATAGAAGTAACAAACTCTTCTAGTCCTGTAGAATTATCTGATAAAACTTTATCTGAATCAGTTAATGCTGTTACAAATCCTACAACATTAGGAATAGCTGCTGCTGCAGCCGCATTAAGTAGCCTAAATCTGCCTCCTGCCATAGAGACTCCTATATCTACTCCTCCTATACTAGCTATAAGATCATCACTAGAACCTGCAACTTTATTAAAAGTTAAGGCTAAATCAGCACTCTTGTCATTTAGTTCTGTTAGACCTTGAATAGTTTGACCACTTTGTCCTGAAATTCTAGCTAATGTTCCTACAAACTCTACTTGTGCGGCTGTAGTGCTAGCTAAAGCTCTTTCAAAACCTTTGAGAACTTCAATTTGTTGTAATAAATTTAAATCGCCTGTATTATTAAATTGTTCTTGTAGAGCATCAATGTCATTACCTAGTTTTCTTATAGCAACATCCATGTCCTCTACAGCATTTGAAACTCCAAAGAAATATTCGGCTACAGAATTTACTAATCCTTTAACTTTAGAGTCGTAATCAAATGCTTTGGCGAGCCCTACTTCGAATATCGCACCTACACCAACAGCTAATCCTGCTATGCCTGCTGTCGTTGCTGCAAAGGCTCCAGTTAATGCTGTTGCTGCTGTTGTTAATCCTCCTAGAACAGTTGCTCCAACCCCCGCTGCAATCGCGTCACCTCCAAGAGAGCTCCCAGCAATCTCGTCTAATTTTCCTCCAGATTTTGTTAGTGCCTCTTGTACTTTTGCAAAAGCTTCAGCAGTATTGTCTGCTACTTCTCTAGCAGTAAGACCAAGACTACGAAACTTATCATTTATTGTGTCTATATCTACCGCAGAGCTAGTAGCTAAAGATCTAATACCCATCTCTAAGTCTTTAGATCTTTGTCTGACAGAAAGAAAATTTTCTTTAAGAGCTTCTATCGCACGATTAAACAAATCTATTTTACCTAGCAGCTCTAATATAATAGGACCAAAAGCCAAAGCTAGTAAAAAGACATTTAATGCTCTAAAAAGAGTGCTAACTGCTGCAGAAGCAAATTTTATAGCAGTTCCAAAAGTTCTTGCTGCTACAGAAGCAGCTTTTAATCTTGTGGTTTGTGTAGATAGTGCAGCATTAGCAGCGCTAACTCTTTGGGCTTGAACAGTTAAGTCATTATTAATGGCTTTAATTTGTCTTTCATATTCGACAAAAGCTTTTGCATCTGGAGCAGATAATTTCTGTCCTGATTGAATTTTTGAACGTAGAGAGTCTGATTGCTTAAGCAGGGTAGCTTGTGTTTTTTGTAAAGAAGTTAATTGAGCTTTTTGAGCATCTCTATATTTTAATAAACTTTCTGCGCCTAAATTACCTGAGGCAGCTAGAGTATTTAAACTTCGGGCTTGATTACTTATTTCATCTGTTGCAGGCATTAAAGCAGGAGCAATACCTTTAATAGTTGTTTGAAAGTCTTTCATACCTTGAGCAGAAGCATTTACAACTTTTGAAGAATTGCCAAACTTTTTAGCAAAGTCTTCTCCTCTTGTAGCTAGAGAGTCAAATCCAGAACTGATAGCCATTAATCCAGAAGCTGCGGCTTGTCTAGCAACAAAAGCAAATACAGACACAGCCCCAGTCATATCTTTAGTAAAAAAGTCTATTAAAGGAGTAAGTTCTTCCGCTAGTAATAATCCTATATTGTGTCCTAAGTCTTGTAACGTAGCACTTAATCGATTTAAACTTTTTTGTGCAGAAGGCACACTAGTATCGATTTCACTAAATTTTCTATTACCTTCTTCGATAATTGCATTAACAAAAGCTTGTCTACGTTCAAACTCTGTAAGATCACTTGCTGCCTTTCCTATCTCTTTAGCGTACTTTCTGGTTGCAGGATCAAGTTTTGTAAAGATACCTAGTTCGTCTAAAAGTTCAGGCTCAAGCTTTGCTGCACCTCTAGTAAGTCTTTCAAAAGCATCTGATAAGTTTCTACCTAACGCAATAGATACCTTAGTAGAAATATTACCAAGTTCTTGAATTTGTTTAGTGTTGAATCCTGTAGAAAGAGCAAGGTTAGTCTTCTCTGCTACTTCTCCTAAAGATATTTGTCCTTGTGTTATATCTTGTAGAGTTCTAAGAATTTGAGTACCGTTCTCACCTACTTTAGCGGCAAGAGTTTGAGTTCCTCTAATAATGTTCTCAACTTGTGCAGCTCTGTTTAAAGCTGAGAAAGCTTGTTGTAGTGCAAAAACAGTAGCCGCAGCACCTGCATAGGCTCCTACGAGCCCACCAAGTCCTGCGGCTTGTGCGGAGAACTGTCTTCCTGCGGATGCAGAAGACTGCCCTAATCTAGTTGTATTTCTATTTAATCTATCAGAACCTTTAGCGCTAGAATCAGCAGACGCACCAATTTTACGAAGAGCAGCATTTAAAGCATTAATATCTTTAGTTGCTCGCTGTGTACCAGTGGATTTAACATTAAGATTAATGTTAGTATTTATATTGCCTGCCAATCATTTTCTACCTTTACTTTTAGATTTTTGCTGTTGTTCTTTTTGTTTTTTAGAATAGTGTTCAGAAGTTTCTTGAACTAACACTGATAATAAAGTTAAAAACAACATTTCATCTTGAACTTCGTGAATGTCCATAAATGTTCTAAGACCAGAATAATCTTTTCCTAACCATGTGCCACTCATACCAGCAACACTATCAGGTAAAAGATTAAATATTGCTAATGCAATTTGACTCTCATAAGCTAAATCTGAATAGTCTATAGGTATTTCTGACTCTATAGGCGTA